CGCATGGAGTGACCATCGCTCACCCTCAGAGGTCCATATTTCGGGCCTTTCAGAGCTGCGGTTAGCTTGTTTGGCCCCACTATTTCATACCGGCGCTATGATGTAGTCACCTCTTATTCGGGCATGCAAGGAAGACCAGAGTGAACCCGACAGATCTACCCCGTATTACTGGTGTGGCGGTAACCAGTTTGGTCTGCAAAATGGCCGAGGTCGTGGGAGTGCACTACGACGTGAACTCCTTGGTGGTGGAGGTTCGCGACCTTGAATCTGATGTGCATTGGCAAATCGCCTTCCCTGGTGTCGAAGGTTTCCGTGTTCTTGATGAAGGGGACCTGGGAGAATTCTGGGGGCACGTTCCCGGCTTGGTCATTGAGGTGACCGCTGGCGGCTGGTGGGAACAGGAGTGCTCAAGGAGCGGGTTTGTTGGCCAATGGACCAAAGACGTTCGAGAGTACTTTGTAGGTGGCCAGAACGCCTGCGTGAGTGTGCTTTCATGGAGCGAGCCAGTTATAATGAATGGAATCCCATAGTCGGCACTTCTTGGTGGGCTGTCCAGCGAGTATTATATAAATCTGTTATGCACCGTCTCGCTGAGCCAGACAGTCCCATAAAACAGGGCTCCCAACTCTCTCTAATGCTGCCTAGGCCAGAACTTTTCAAAAAACGCTGATGTAGTCACTTTTGTTTTAACTTCTGAGGCCTCTGCCCCCCACACCCCAAGATGCTATCATCTTACTAATTCTAATCCATTCTAAATCGACATTGCTATCAATATAGCTTGCTGCCTTCTTAGGACTTAACGGTTTCATGAAATCAATACAGCTTTTCAGCATGTTATTTCCAAATCTAGCACAAACCAAAGCCTCCTCTTCCAAGTCTTCAAAGATAGACCAGTAGTTGGCTTTGTATTTTGCATCATCTAATCTGGCCTGCTTAATGCAAAGTCCTGCTTTGTGATCTGGATAGACTCGGTATTTAATGTATTTGTTAGACTGAACCAAACTAGTACCGCAAATATCTTCAAATAGTTCCTTGACAATTTTTAATGGGAGAATGTTTTCAAGCTCATGGCAGTTAAGAACTTCAAAGTACCTCCGTTTTGAGAAACCTTTTTCTACGCGATTGAATCTTCTTGCAGTTTCGCCGAGCGGAGCGTTGGGATGATCTTGATCACTATCAACGATGCATGCAAAAAATCTTTTACTGTTTTCTAGTCTTTCAAATTGATCATAAGTAGTATTCCCGCCTCCAGGTTGAATCTCCATGTTCACTCGCATCCCTCGTATACCAGCTAGAGCCAGGTATACATTTGCCCCCCATAGATATGCCTCACCATCTAAACCGTTTTCAGAAAGAAGTATGCTTTCTTGGATGGCGGTGCTATCTAAGAAGTGACCATATCCTATACGTAAAACTCCTTCCCGGTAGTTTAGGATGTGTTTGTCTTCAAAGTTAACATCGGCATAAAATGAAAACTCCTTAAAGAGGCCTGCCTCCTCTACAACCTGACTCATTAGAGCTATTAGAACTTGCTTTGAAAATATGCAAAGCCCATCCATGGTCGATAAAAATTTTACAGTCTCTATTGGCATCCACAAATGGTGCTTGCCCTCGCCATGCGATTTCAGCAAATTATCAATCGAGACCAAAAAGTCTTGTTTGTCACCGACTATCTCAGTTAGTTTTGGTAGCTTAATAATCATATTCAGGAGACAGGAAACCAATAGGCCAATTAATAAGATATCCTTCCGAATTAAAGCCTGATATCTTCGTTTGCGTTACCCCGCTCTCCGATTTTTCAAATAGCGCAATATTTACTATTTCTTCGGGGATCTGTTGGTCTCTAATCGCCTCGCCCAACGCATCTATCAAATGCTTACTGTGCGTTTCTATCACAAAATATAAGTCTTGTTTCTTAGCGCTTTTCAGTACCTTGGCAATCGCTAAGCCAAACTTATATTGCAGGGCGGGATGAAGGTGAAGCTCCGGCTGCTCAAGTACGATAATTCGTGGTCCTTTATTTTTGGTAATTGCATATTTTCTTGTTTTAATATCTGCCACTACTTCCAGCCAAATGGAAACTATGACAGGTAATATCTGAGAGTAACCAAACCCCATATCGCTAATGTTGTGAAATTTTTTGTCCTCAGCTTCCTTAATAAGTAGCTCGTAATGAAGTCCATTTGATTTTAAGTTAAGCTCAAAGCCGAAATTTTCACTGATCCAAGTACTAAGCTGTTGCTGTCGCCATTTATCCAGCGAATTTATGACCATTGGCAAGTTGCTGCCGGTATGATCAATTTCATCTATTCGTAGGTCTTGATATCGGTAAAATCTCTCACCTGCCGCCCGGAGTGGTGCTTGATACCTTACCCCTTCATAAAAATCTTTAAAAAGTTTGTCTGCAGAACGCAATAGTCGCGGCAAGCTTCTTGCCAACAGTAGAGTAAATGCCACCTCAGCTATATGGTCTCCCGAATCTGTTAGATTCTTTTGAAAGAAACGCTCCTTTGCAAAGCGTCTTTGAAGCTGATCGAGAATCTGCATCTTTGGTTTGAATTTTAGCGCATCAACCTCTTCTCTTATTTTCTCCTCTCTTTTTGAAGCATGATGATACCCACTGAGAAACTCCGTCAGATACGTCGATGCTACAGAATTTAAATTATTTATAATGCTAAATCTTCTAACAGTACTATTGCTGCCTTTAATTGCACGAAGTCCCCGAAGCTCCAGCGGAAAAAACGCGCCATGCTCAATTATAATTTTTAGCGGAAATTCAAATTCCTTATCGCCAGATCTGGCCGTGACGTTTTCGACATTGTCACCGCTATATACTATCTCGATTAGAGATGAATAAATTTCAAAAGTTAGTTTTGTTACTAGCTGGTTGGGCGCATTTCTTGAGATTGTTACACACGCGTTTACCGGATAATTGAAGCGATTTCCTGTTTCGAAGATATCACCGTCAGATATGGAGAACTCCCATAAGTCTTCTTCCGACTCCACATCTAAGATCATCTCAAAATCGAATGAAATTGTATCCGCACCGTCGTGTAAGGCTGTAGAGAAATCACCAAAGTCTACTAAATCGCCAAACCATAATATAGGAGATTTGGTATTGGCCTGTACGGACTGTCTTAATAAAGGAAAAGTCCTGAGGAATGTACTTTTTCCGCAGCTATTTTTTCCTACTAGTATATTTATTGGTTTAATTGGGATTTTTTGATGGTTTGCCCCAAAGCTTCTTAGCTGCCGAACACCAAATGATATTAATTTTTGCATGATTAACTCTGAATTCTGAAATTTAGTAACACCAATTTCTTACTCTTAATCCAGCAACACATTCTTTCACATCATCATCAATGATGTTGCCGGGTTTGATGCATTCCTTCGTCGTGTGACGAAACTCGCGATTGACTCACGTTCTCGTTGCCAAGTTCTTCGCGCAACTCACGGACAATGCAAGCTTGCGGGGTTTCGTCAGCTTCAAGCTTGCTGCCTAGAAACTCCCACATGCCCGATAACTTCTCGCCCGGGGCTCGGCGAGTAATAAGGATTTTGCCATTCAAGTAGATAACTGCCGCAGCTACCGACTGCCTCATGACTACCTCCTTACCACTCTTTGACCCGTAATCCTTCCATGCATTCTTTCACGTCATCATCGATAACATTTCCGGGCTTAATACATTCCTTCATGGACTTACGCACGCCTCTATTAGCCTCCCTGTCGCGTTTGTCCTGCATCTTGAGGTTTTTCCTTGCGGCGTCCCCTACCATGCCATCTGTACCTGCCATGAATTCGGTAACGATGCGGCTAAACCCTGAGCCGATAGCCTCCGCGATTGGCGCTGTTGCCTCGCCTGCCTGAGTCGCTAAAGGTTTGGATTCTTCTGCGTATGCGAAGCCGCACAGCGTCAAAAGTACGATGGTGGATGCAACTGCTCTCATTCCCTCTCTCCGATCCTTGAAGCGAACCAGCGTTCCGCTGCTCTCCTGGTGATCGCTATCCCGCGTTGGGATTGCTTAAGTTTTTATTTGCCTCGTCGTAGTCGGGGCTCGTCTGTCCTTGCTCAGGCATGACTTCACCTGTCAGGAGCCACCAGCGGTAGCTGGGGAACGCATGGGCTAGGGTTTCGATCTCGTCTGCCCCAATCCTCGCTTTTCCTCTCTTGATGTTTTGCCAGCGGACATAGTCCGTAGGCCCGGCTTCTGCAAGCTCTTTGATGCTTGCGGCCTGGAGCAATCGAAGCCCTCTATCAGAAAGACGCTCGGTCATTACAAAAAACCATAAATGTCTTATGTACACATGCCATTTGCTGTGTATTATGTACATGTGTATTTTGTACATATCGCATGAGGCAACCTGTTGCCGAGTATAGGGGGAATACATGGAAGAGTCTGGAATAGTGGGGTTCACCGTCACAGGTGCTGTGGAGAAGGTCACGGACTTCCGCACCGCGCCGTTCTGCTCGCAGGCGGTCTTCGCGCAGATGCTGGGCCTGGAAGACATCACGGAAGACGTGGTGCGGGGCTGGGTGGAAACCAAGACGATCCCGACTGCCAAGATTGGCCGTCGCCGCGTGGTGAACCTGCACCGTATTCGCCGTGACCTCGACCGGGGCAAATCGATCTTCTGCCAGGGTGATTACGATGTCGAGTGATCGCCCAGTGCCGATGGAAACCTTCCAGTTCTGCTTCGCGGGCATTGTCGGCAGCGTCTCCGGCAGGGTTGTGTCCTGGGGCGGCCTGACTGTCGATATCGACCGGATAGAGAATGCTTGGCTTCGTCGGGCCATTGAAGACTATCGCTGTGGTCGTAGGGGGCAGAAATGAGCCATGGCCGCCAGTCCCTACTACCTGCGCCAAACCCACGCCCCGGACTGCGCCTGCTCTGTGTGCTGGTCCGCAAGGCAGGCCATCCCATTGCACAACCCGTCGCCGTGTCCGGACTGCCGGCCCCCTGGGCTGCCCTATCTGGAAGGTGGCCGCTGGCTCTGCCGTCCCCGTTCCTTCTGCGCGAAACACGACCCGTCCCGGCGTCCGCCGAAGTACTGGCACGTTGTGTACGACAGCGGGAAACCCACGCCCTTTGTGCCCGTGCGCGAAGCATTCCAACTGGAGGGCTGACCCATGCTCGCTGACACCCTGAAAGCGCTGCTCCTGCTCTGCCTGATCCAGGCCGCCCGCACCGTGGCCGATCCGGTCAAGGGCCGCGCTCCCGGCTCGTCGGAACAGCTTCACCGTTCCGGCGAACGGAAGCACGGGCGGAGCGCACCCTTGAACGCCTCTCCCCTGAAACAGCCTCCGCTGGGGAGTGTGGGGCAGCTCCTCCGCCCCGCGCTCCCGAGCCCTCGGCGGCAAGAGCGGGATGACAAGGGCAGAGCCCTTGGTGTTAACAGACTTGAAAGTTATTCATTTTGGCGAAAATCGAAATGCTCGTTACTGCACTTTGTTGCTCAATAAGTTCAGTAGCTTGATATTTCCTCAGAAACGATTTTAGGCGCTTTAACTGTGTTGATATAGCTCCACTAGAACTCGCTGAAACTCGGTAAAAAAGGCTCTTCTTTTCCTAAGCAATCACTTCCGCTGAATCACCGGCACATGAGCCGAATTGCAGCAGCGGGCTAACTCACGCCGAAAAAGGCGAATTGAAGGAGAAACACCGATGAACATGTTTGCAACCCAAGGCGGCGTCGTCGAACTGTGGGTCACCAAGACCGACACCTATACCTCGACCAAGACCGGGGAAATCTACGCCTCGGTCCAGTCCATCGCCCCGATCCCGGAAGGCGCCCGTGGCAACGCCAAGGGCTTCGAGATCAGCGAATACAACATCGAGCCGACCCTGCTGGACGCCATCGTCTTCGAAGGCCAGCCGGTGCTCTGCAAGTTCGCCAGCGTGGTCCGCCCGACTAAGGACCGCTTCGGCAACATCACCAATACCCAGGTCCTTGTGGATCTGCTGGCCGTGGGCGGCAAGCCGATGGCGCCGACCGCCCAGGCCCCGGCCCGCCCGCAAGCACAGGCCCAAGCCCCACGCCCGGCCCAGCAGCCGCAGGGCCAGGACAAACAAGACAAGTCCCCGGACGCCAAGGCGTAAGCCGTAGGAGGCCGCGATGTTCCGCTATCTCTCGCTGTTCGCGGTAGGTCTGGCCACCGGCTACGCCTGGGGCTGGATCGACGGCCTAGCGGCCTCCCTGGCTTTTTGAGGACTGCACGAATGGAAGGCTCTGTATCGGTTCAAGTGTGCAAGACCTGGGTCCAGAACGCAGACGGCACGGTCGGCTGTACGCACCTTGAGTGGATACAGACCTACCTGCTGCCGCCTGAGGCAGAGGGCTATTTGACTCTGCTGATGGGTGGTTTCGACCCGTCGGCCTTCCGCCTCGGCTTCGCCGGGACCATCGGGCTGTTCGCCGTTGGTTTGGGGGCTGGCTTGATCATTTCCGCCATGCGCAAAGCGCGCAATTAATGAGGTTCCAATCATGGAAAAAATGAAAACCCTGTTCCGCAACGCTTCCATCGCCACCGTCGGCCTGGCCGTGGCCAACGTCTCCTTCGCCGACTCGCTGATCGACGAAACCACCAAGGAAGTGCTGACCCAAGCCGGCACCGACGGCTCGTCCGTGGCCAAGCTGGTGATCGCCGCCGTGGCGGTGCTGGTCGGCCTCGCCCTGGTTATCGGCGCGATGCGCAAGGCCTGACGTGATCTGGTCTCTCATGCTGGGTGCGTTCATGGCCTATTCCCTGATTTCAGGGCTCAAGGTCGGGCAATACCAGTAGTGGCGACCGAAACGGAAGCCCCCTCCGGAGTTTCCGGCAGGGGGCTTTTTTGCTGAACGGGGAACGTTATGAGGAATCGGCTGACGTGGCTCTTTTTGCTGTGCTTGGGGCTGGGTTGCTCCGGCTTGAGTGCGGCGCCCTATTCTTGGAAGGTTGCCGGATATGACGTGGCAGAGCCTAGTGCCGCAGCTGCATGCGAAGCCGCTAGGGTCCTCGCGGATAGAAACTCGTCCTGGCAATTCGTCGAGGCCCATGTGGCACGTTTGAATGGAGCCGAGGGCTTTTGTTACGTCAAGTATGTTGATCGAAACAATCCGAACAACGTTAGGGAGTGTTCGGACTGCGATAACTGGAGGCTTTTTCGCTCGGGTGACTCCTGTCCAGCCGACACCGAATACAACAAAGAGACCGGCGAGTGTAAGGAGAACAAGTGCAAGATTCTCCAGGGCTCGCTGTATGAAAAGGGCGGCCACCAAGCGCCCATTCCTCGCTTCATCAACTACCTCGGCTGCGAGATTGCCGTCAGCGCGATTGACGGCTGTATCGGCCCCGCTGAGGGCGAAACCGGTGGAACCTTCTGCCGGGTCATCGGCTCGTTCACCGGCAACTGGTTCACCTCCAATGGCTCCTGTGCCTTCGGCTGCGATGTGGGGCCGGGCGACGGTCCGCCTCCGGGTGGTGACGGCGGCACCGGGGGCGATGGTGGCAGCAACCCGCCCGGCGGCGACGATGGAAGCGACGGCGGCACCAAGCCCGGTGGCGGCGACAACGGCTCCAGTGGTGGCGGTGGAGGTGGAGGTGGTGGCGGCGGTGGCGGCAACCCTCCCGACGGCAATGGCAATGGCGATGGCGATGGCAACAGCGGCGGCGATGGTGACGGTTCTGGTTCCGACGGCGGCGCTGGTAGCGATGGCGGCGACGGCTCCGGCGGGGGCGGCCTGAAAGAGCCGAAGCAAGGTTCCTTCGACAAGACCATCAAGGAATACGACGACGCCATTGCCAAGGCGCAAAAGGACTTCCAGGAACTGCAAGGCAAGTTCGAAAGCGTCCTCGCTTCCAAGTTCGATATTCACCTGGGCACCGGCGGCGGCTCCCTGCCGTGTTGGGACTTTACCGCCCTCGGCCAACGCTTCGACGTCTGTCTGACCGAATACGCCAAAGAACTCTCCGTCATCCGCTACGTGGTGCTGTTCATCGCCGCGATGCTGGCCGGATGGATCGTTTTCTATCGCTCCTGAGGAAACGCCATGGACATTCCCTTTCTCTCCGACATTCTCGCCTGGATGCAATCCCTCTGGGACTTCCTCTACAGCGGTGTCTATGACTTTGTCACCGACGCCTTTGTCCTGCTGACCAAGATGGCCATCAAGGGCTGGTTCGAGATGCAATTGTTCGTCGCGGAAATCGGCTACAAGGCCTTCAAGGAGGTCGTCGGCGGCATCGGTATCGGCTCGACCATCACGTCCTATTACTCGTCCCTGGACGGCGACCTGCGCTCGCTGCTGGCGTTCTTCGGCCTGCCGGACGCGGTGAACATGATCTTCGCCGCCATCGGCACGCGCTTCTCCATGTCCTTCATCCCCTTCATAGGTAAGTGACATGGCGATCAAGATTCATCACGGCCCGAATGGCTCCTACAAGACCTCCGGCGCGATCCAAGATGACCTGATCCCCGCGATCAAGAAGGGCCGCGTCATCATCACCAACGTGCGCGGCCTGACCCGCGAACGGATCTTCCAGGTGATGCCGGAGACGCCCTCCAGTTGCGACGTCATCAACCTCGACCTCGAGGACCTGGATGACATGGAAAAGATGCGCACCTGGTTCATGTGGGCGCCGCGTGGCGCGTTCATCATTTTCGACGAAACCCAACTGATCTTTCTGAAGTCCTGGCGCGAAGCCGACCTCAAGCGCTTCGACTTCCCGGACGGCCCGGAAGCGGCCAAGGCAGCCGGACGGCCCATGGGCTGGCTGGATGCCTGGACCCGGCACCGGCATTTCAACTGGGACATCATCCTCACCACGCCGAACATCGCCTATATCCGCGACGACATCCGCATGACGGCGGAAAAGGCCTATCTGCACTCCAACCTCGCCGTCATCGGCATTCGGGGCCGCTACAAGGAAAGCCAGCACTCGGCGCAGGACAACAAACCGCCGGCCCGCGACGTGATCGTCGAGATCAAGAAAATCCGCCAGGAGACCTTCGCCCTCTATGAATCGACAGCCACCGGCTCCGTCACCGACACCATCGCCGGCAAGAGCCTTTTTAGACAACCTAAGATTCTTCTATTCATGGCAATTCCGGCCCTTGCTATTGGGTCTGTGGTTTATGACGGCGGACCTCGTCTGCTCATGGGCGACCCTGTATCGCCGCCTGCTGCTGGAACTGCTGCGCCTGCTCAAGCCGGTCCTGCTGTGGGTGCTGCGCGTGCTGTTGGTGCGGCTGGTCCTGATGCTGCTGATGATGTACCTGGGTACTCAGGCGTTCCGGGCGCTGCTCCTGTAGGCCATCCCTTCGCCGGCCGCGACTTCATCGTCAAGGCAACCCTGCTGTCCGCCTCCGGGCGCCGCACCTATCTGTTCGCCGTCCGGGGCCAGGACGGCAGCGAATTCACTCTCACCGATCGCGACCTGACCGATACCGGCTATGCCGTGGTGCCGCGGGGCAACTGCGCCGCGGAACTGAGCTTCAAGGGCGGTTGGTCCGGCTATGCCGCCTGCGCGGGGCGTAACGCCTTGGGCAATGCGCCGCCGGCTCAGGCCGCCGCGCCGAACGTACCGTCCGCCGCCGCGAACAGCACCGCCGTGCGGGTGACGGTGGTTCCTGACACCAGCCGCTTGCCGCGCTCGTTCAACTGAGGGGGAACCGATGAACTGGACAAGCTATTTCGCCGCCCTGGGGCTGGTGTTCCTGGCCTATCTGGCGGGCTTTTTCTTCGCGGTGGCGGTGACGCCGACGGGGCCGGTATGGCCGCTGTAGCCGGCCTGGCCGGGGCGCGCGCGAACGGCTCGTCTCGGAGTGAGCAAGCGCCACGGCGGGGCCGGCCGACGCCCCTGTAACACGTCAGATAACCCCCGATCAGCAACCCCATAGAACCTCATTAACGGGTAAAGAACATGAAGACTCCGATCCATCCAACGCGACTGGTCCTCGAAGAGAACGGGGATTTCCACAAGTCCCCGAAGGGGATGCTTTTCATGGACCCGCTCAATGGACAGTTCACCGACCTGTCAGGCGTGCGCATCCTGCGTTGCGGTGTGGACACGGTGCGACAGTTGTACAACGGCAAGTTGCGCCCGGAAGTGATGGCGCTGTTTGACCTCTCGGTGGATGTGGTCGAGTTCGCCGGCTACGAGTGGTCCAAGGGCCGTATCGGTCGCGACTCTGGCTATCAGTACCGCCTGCAGAACGCCGAAATGGGCCTGATCCTGCTGATCAAGAACCACAACATCAAGGTCGACACCATTGGCTCGCACCTCAAGATCGAGGTGTCGCCCCACGCCATTGACGGCGCCGACCCGCGTATCCTCCAGGGCGTGCTGGATGATTTGGCCGCTGCCGTGCTGAGTCACTGCGAGACCAACCAAGCAGCCGTGCATATCGCGCTGGATGTGCAGGGCTGGACGCCTCCGGCTGATCTCGTTGATCGCATGCACTGCCGCTCGCGTCGGGTACGGCAAATCAGTGGGATCGAGCGGATCGAGTTCGACGGCAACGCCTCGGTCTACGGGCGTGGCGAGACGTACATGTTTGGCTCGGCCAACGGCCTGCAACTGTCGATCTATAACAAGACCCTCCAGGCTCGGGCCACCGACAAGCTCGACTATTGGGAAAGCGTGTGGGCGACCCTGAACGGGGATCCGTTCGGCGATGGCGACCCGGCCTATAACCCCCTGGAAACGGTGTGGCGGATCGAGTTTCGCTATCACCACTCCATCGTCCAGCAGTTCTCCGAAGGCTCGCGTATGGCCTCGGGAGAGGTCATCGGCTGCCGCACCTACGAGGGCCTTTGCCCGCACCTACAGGGGCTGTGGAACTATGCCTGCGAGGCATTCCGTGTGCTCTCTCGGGAGGGCATGTATGACGCCTTCTGGAGCCTGATCAGCCAGGATGCTCGCGTCCAAGTCGAGTGCGATCCGCTGATCGAGCGCACCGAGTATCGGCGCTATTACAAGACTGCCAAGGGTTTCAGTGGACGTAACTGCGAGATGTTCCTCGGCCAGTTCGTGAGCCTGATCGCGCGGGAGCGTGTCCCGGCAAAAAAGGCTATTGAGTCCGCCCGCAAATTGGAGTTCTGGCACGTTATCGAAGACCACTATCTCGCCAAGGGTTGGACTCGTCGCGATCTGGAAAGGCATATCCACAAGCTCATGTGTGATCGCTATCTGCGCAAGGGATATGCGATATGACGGTACGCAAGGACGGCAAGACGTGGACGGCTGACTTCTATGAGAATGGTCGTTCCGGGCGCAGGATTCGCAAGAAAGGCTTCGCCACCAAGTCTGCCGCGATTCGCTATGAGCAGGACTTTTTCGCCGTGAAGGGCGAGACGGGCCGACCGCTGGATGACCGGCTCTCCGATCTGGTGAAGGTTTGGTATGACCTCCACGGCTGCACCTTGAAGGATGGCAAGCAACGCTTGGCGCGCTGCGAGGCGCTGGCGAAGCGGCTAGGGAACCCTCTGGCGTTCGAGTTCGATTCGTTGGCGTGGGCACGCTACCGACAACGTCGCTTGACCGAGGTGAAGCCTGAGACGGTCAATCACGAGCAACGCTACTTGTCGGCGGTCTTCTCTGAACTGATTCGCCTGGGCTCCTGGCACAAGGAAAACCCGCTGGGCAAGGTCCGGCAAATCAAGACGGATCAGGTCGAACTGACGTTTCTGTCCCTGGATCAGGTCGCTCGACTGCTGGAAGAGTGCAAGGCCAGCACGAACAACCATACCTATCCGGTCGCGCTGTTGTGTCTCGCCACGGGAGCCCGCTGGGAAGAGGCGGAAAGCCTGACACGGGGCGCTGTGCATGGCGGCAAGGTGCACTATCACCGGACCAAGAATCGGCAGAGCCGATCAGTGCCGATCCCGGACGAGTTGGAGAGGTTGATATTCAAGGTGGGCATGCCTGGATCTGGCCGCCTGTTCATGTCTTGCCGCGCCGCGTTCCGCTGCGCCTATCAGCGTTGTGGGTTCCAGACGCCGGGCCAGATGACCCACATTCTCCGCCATACATTCGCCAGCCACTACATGATGGGGGGTGGGGATATCCTGACCCTACAGCGGATCCTCGGCCACTCCTCGATCACGATGACCATGCGGTATGCGCACCTATCGCCGGAGCATTTGGCCTCGGCTATGAGCCTGTCCCCGCTGTATCAGATAAAGCACTTCGCTAGTCAGGTACACCAGTAGAAGCCTTTTCAGGTTTTTCCAGGGAGCTATCAATACGGCTGAGGAGGTTTCGCTCCTGAACGACCCAAATCTTCGGAGCGGCATAACCCACAACGAAGGATAGAGCCCATATCTTTGCAAAGACTGCTGGTGTCTCTTGTAGTGCTCCAATGAAGTACAGCCCAACAACGAAGCCTAATACGCCTCCAATAAAAAGCCGCATGAATAGCCATGCGGAGCGAAGTTCTTGTAGTTGAGTCGAGGCGAGTTTCATATCTCCTTCCTGGCGGGGAAGGTGAGTGAGGTTGTAATTCGCGACCATTGTCTGTGCCAGGCTCCCAAAGATCGCACCGATAGTGCAGGCAATGGGAAGAAGCACGTCAAACATAGAAAAGCCGAGTTCGCTGAACATGTCCCTTGTCTCTGCTGGCTGATGACCGAAGGGTAGGGCAGAGGCAGGGGTGAGGGAAGAGGTAGACACGCTGTAGTCACTTTGTAGTCACCACAGGCAAAAGAAAAGGGGTTAGCTTGCGCTAACCCCTTGAAAAATATGGTGGCTACACCGGGACTTGAACCTGGGACATCAGCATTATGAAT